CAGTAGGTGATCATTTCTCCGGCATAGTAGGGCTTCGATTCCTCGTCATAAGGAATGCTTTCCAACTTGTGGTCGGGAGAAATGTCGAGAGTGAACTGATACCGGGGCTTTCCATCAGCTCCGACATCGCCCACCTTGCGGACTTTCAGCAGCTCCACCCGGAAACGCTCCATCATGTTCAGAAGCGCAAGGTCGCCCTCCTGTTCGTCCGGGTTGTAGCAGCAGAAAATAGATCGCACAGACACGACCGTGCGCTCCTCGTTGCCAGGCTGCTGCTCCGTTGCCAGCGGAATGACCCGGTGGATGATGTAGGGAGCCTTTTTCTTGGCAGCCCTGCTGTCAGGCAACCGCATCAGGTAAACTTCCGGGGCACGGTAGGCCTGTTCGGTATCGCCTTGCTGCATAGCCACCGGAAGAATCATGTCGGACATGATTTTCTCGGTGAATGCTTTCAGCTGTTCAAGCAAAACCACACTGGTCATATCACACACCCCATCCATTCAAAACTCGTGTAATCTCGTGCTCAATGCGTTCCTCGTAGGTAGAGGCCATTTTCGCCTCGATGGAGTCCATAACATTCTCGTTGGAGTACATCATCTGCGGGGTGGCAGGACCAAACAATTCCTTGACTGGGAACCGTTTTTCTCCCTGCCTCTCATAGATGCCATAGTGAGAGCCCATCTTCGCCTCAAAAGCGTGGTCCAGTGCCTGTCTTGCGCCGGATTTCTTCACGCGAGTTACCACGCGGCCGCTGCGGTCCACCTTGGTGTCGAAAACTCTAAGGGGGATAACGCTGCCACGGTAGCCGAAGTTGATGGAAACCTCACCATTGCTGCCCCGCTGGATGTTGTTGATATTCTTTGTGCGGTTGGAAAATTCGCTGCTGCTGATGGCATACTCCTGCGTGACTGCCCGCTTCGCCACCGTTTTTCCGGCGGCAGCGGCGCGAGCCAGCGCAGATCCTACAGCACGATTGGCACCTCCGGGGATTCCGGAAAGGATGGCTGACACGCGGTCAAACCCCTCCTCTGCAATGTCAACAGCGATGCCAGCTGTCACGCTGTGCATCATGGTGTCCGTTGTCACATCGCTCATTCGTCAATCGCCTCCAGTTCTACCCGCAGCATCCCCATTTCGCAGACAGAGGATGCCACATAGTAGCTGCGGACAAATCCGTCTTCGTCAATGCCCAGCTTGCAGCCCTGCTCCGGCTGCTTCCCGCCGAGAGCTGCAATATCGCAATGCAGCACCCGGCTTACCCGGTATATGCCCTCTGCATGGTCACTGATGCTCTGACGCACCCGCTCCTTTTCGGAGAGGCCGGTCATGACAATGGGAATATCCGAATACTCCTCACCGTCATAGTAGACCGTGTGCGTTTCTGCGAACTCGTCCAGATTCAGAAAGACGCTGTTCAGGTCTTCCTGCACAGCGTCCTTGAAGCCGCTCATGCGGTGGGCATCGCAGCAGACAGCTCCGGGGCCTCGGTGCTCTCGTCACCGGGAACAACGTCCTCGGCGCAGATAGCCTCGACGAGTTCATCCTTGGTCTTGAGCTGCTTGGTTTCGATGCCCATATCCGCAGCCAATTTCTTCAGCTCGGCTACGGTCATGCTCTGCAGCTGGTCGCGGTCGAGGTGTGCCGCCTCAGAGCCGTTCTGCGAGGCTTCGGCTGCGGGGGTGTCGTTACCTTCCGCAGTTGCCGGAACGTCCGCAGGGGCGGTTTCCGGGGCAGTGGGCGCAGAAAACGCGCATTTCGCCACACCCAGCCCGATAAGGCGGCGTGCTTCGCTTTCGCTGACCTCGCACTGTTCACCACGCATGACGGTGTGAATGCCCGTCTTGGTGCGGCAGCCATAGCCGCCGCAAAGAATCTCAACAAGCATCGGTATACTTCCTTTCTGGCCAGACTTAGCCGACCACGTTCTTGACGCGGATCCACGGGCAGTAGTTGTGGGGTGCAGCCAGCGGGCGGGCCTTGAGAATGGTCTTGCGCAGGTCGTTCTCCTGATTGAGACTGAACTTCGGAACGCGGCGGCTTGCGATGGTGGTATGCTCGGTGTCACCGTAGTTGATCTGGGTGATGGCACCATACATCAGGTGGCCGCAGCCGGGAGCGGTGACCAAGGCATCGGTCTTGGGGAACTGAGACCGCACCTTGCCCTCATCGTCAACATAGGTCTCGTCAACGGAGATCAGGTTCAGCTTGTGCCCCTTGAAGTTCAGGGTGCCACCATAGACCACACCATGATACGGGCTGAGCTGCTCCTCAATCTGGCCCACAATGATGCCAGAGTTCTTGTCCAGCAGGCGCTGCACCTTTTCGAGGTCCAGAACGGCATTGTAGGTATCGGCACCCAGCAACAGGTCTGCGGAAGCCAGACCACGGCTGGACAGCATATCACACATGGCAGCAACATCCTCAAAGAATTTGCCGCCTTCCTCGTTCCACTTTGCAGCAGGGACATAGATGTGGTCGTTCTCATGGCCAGGGTTGTAGAACTTCACAACCTTGGTATCGCCCTTGGTCTGATTGTCGATCATTTCCTGCATGGTGCAGCCGTTATCCAGCATAGTCTGGGCGCACATCCACTCCTCACGGCGAACGATGCGGGCATCCATATCTGCCAGATCTTTCTGGGTCAGTTTGGCCGCACGCTGCGCCGGGGTGCTGTTGGCATAGATGGCCTCGCCAAAGCCACGCTTCGTCAGGTCATCGGTGGACAGCTCACGGCTCATGCCGATGAATGCAGGCTCAAGCTCATGGATCTCGTAGCCCATGCGCTCCATCGGAATTGCGCCGACACGAGGCGCAACAAAGGCTGCCATCTTCTGGTCGCCGTCCATGTACTCGGTCAGAACCTTGTTGGACGCAAAGATGTCCTCGTCGCTGGTCGGGAAATAGCGGTCACGGAAGAAAGTCTTCTTGGGGACGACTCTCTTATAGACGGCCATCAGGGTGTAGGTATCGAAAAAATTCAGTTCAGCAGGCATGATATATCCTCCTTACAGTGCCGGTGCAGCGGCCTTGAAAAAGATGCCGCCCTCGCGCAGGGCATCCTTGTCAGCCTCGGTCATGGTGTAGCTGTCGGCCACAATGCACTTGTTGGTGTTGAAGCAGCCCGTCAGGTACACCGAAACGATCATATCATCGGACGTGCCGACCTCAACATCATCACACAGGATGCAGTTGGCGGTCAGCACCTCGCCGCCAGTGGCCGCGGTGCCCAGCACCACCAGCTTGCCGTCGCCGGAATCGCCGCCGGACTTTGCCAGAATGGTGCCACGCTTGATGGTAGCAGCCTCGGCCAGCTTACGGATGGTGCCGCCGCTGACCATCAGCTTGGGATAAATGTCGGCAATCAGACCGTCATAATCCATGCTGCCCAGTCTTTTGCTCAGTTCAGTCATTGTCGTGTTCCTCCTTACTTTTTCTCGTCCTCGCTAAACAGCGCAGCAACGGCAGCATCAGCCGCAGCCATGCGTTCAGCCGGGGTCTTAGATACATTGCCCTTCGCATTGGGCAGAGATTCCGGGTCGCCGGTCGCGAGTGCGCCCGGTACAGCCTCCACGCCCTGGGCACCGGATGCCTGATTGTCGGCCTCCAGCTTCTTCAGGAACTCGTGGCCCTGCGTAGCTGCGGCCTTGGCAGCGCGGAAAGCCAGTTCACGGGCATCGCAAGCAGTCTTGCCGTACTTGGCCTCCTGAACCATAGCCGGGTCGAACAGGTTGGCCACCTCGTCGATTTCAGACAGTCGTGTGCGCTCGTTCTGGGATGCCTGTTCAGAAGCGCTCTGCTCAAGCTGGTGGCACAGCTCCGGGTTTTCCTTGCGAAGCTCCTCGATGGTAGTTGCCATAGTGGTATGTCCTCCTTCGTTGGACTGGGCGGCGGGTGCCGCCGGTGTATTTGCAGTAGCGGCCACAGGTGCAGTCGCTTTAGCCATAGGAATATTGCCGGGCAGCTTTGTGCCCGGTCTCAGGTGCAGGGCGTGGCCCTTGGCGTAGATGGTCTGCCGGTCGGCGCTTGCCGAGATCTCCACCGGCTCGGCATCATCCAGAAGCTCATTTGCAAAGCCCTTCTCCACAGCCTCTTTGCCGGTCATGTAGGTGGTGTCAGCCATCATGTGCAACAGCACAGTCTCAGAAAGGCCGGTTTTCCGCTTGTAGATGGAAACCTGACTCTTATCCCATGCGTCGTTGGCATCCGCCGCTTTGCGCAGCTCGTCGGCATTGTAATTGCCCCAGATAAGCGACCAGCACTTGTGAATCATGACGAGGCTGGACGGATTTGCTTTGACGGTATCACAGGCACACATGATAAGGCTGCCGCCCGACATGGCCACGCCGTCCACAATACAGGTCAGCTTTGTGCCCTTGGCAGCCAGCTCACGCAGCCGGTTATGAATCAGGATAGACACGCCGGCATCACCGCCTACACTGTCCATGCGGATGGTAATCTCCGTGCAATGCTCGACCTGCTGCAAGTCGGACAGGAACTCGCTCTCGATGATGTACTGGCCCGGAACCGGTTCGCCCGTCCACCAATCCGTGGGCTGCGTGTCCACAATCTGGCCGTACATGGTGATGTCAGCTCTCTGGCCGTCAGTGCTGGCCATTGCATAGCAGGGCCGCTGGATGCTCACCATCGGGGTGCTACTCGGTGCTTTCGGCATTTTCTTTACCTCCCTGTGT